ATGAAATTATGGGTGATTAATATGAAATCTCGTTTTGTTGTTTTTGGTGCCTCTCATTCTGAAGGGGTGAGTAGTAAGACTGGTGCACCTTATCTTATCCCAGTGCTTTTTGTTGGTAAGCCGATTCGCCAGTGGAAAAACGATAAAGGCCAATGTTTGACGTTTGGCTTGCAGCATCAGGAAGTGAAATTTGTATCCAGTGACGCGATGACCAGAAAACTCGAACAGACCGCCTTTCCGGTTCTTGTCACGTTTGACAATGAGCCAGACCCAGAAGACCCATCACGCAACCTCGTGATTGATTATCAAGTGGTGTGTTCCTTGTTTGACAACGTGCCGGGCGGCAAGCCATTGGATAAACCTCAACCCATTAAATCTTGATGGACTTAACCCATTATGTCTGGAACGAGGCGCTCTATTTCGCGGTGGTCAAGGCCGTTCTCGTTCTGTTCTTTACATCCTTTGGGATTGGCGCGGTTGCTAGTCTCATTTTATCCACGGTAAAGGAGAAGCTACATGTTTAGCTCACTGAAAAACAAACTTAATACCTTTAAAAGCACGCTTTCACTCGGGGTTTTCTTGCTGTTTTCCGCATTTGCTAACCAAGCACTCGCGGCTGCTGATGCGGGTTTGGTCACGGAAGTCACCAAAACACTGGGCACCAGTAAAGATACGGTGATTGCGCTTGGGCCGCTCATCATGGGCGTGGTGGGGGCAATTGTTCTGATTGTTACCGTGATTGGCTTAATTCGTAAGGCTAAATAGTGCTTGAGTTGTGGCTGGGTCTCTTTGGCTCAGCGGTCATCATTATCGGCTTTGTGTCGGGCTTATATTTGGTTTAAGGGAGGAGGGCGAGCGTTCGCCCTTTTTTATGCGCTATTTTCTACTGTTTTTGACATTGCTCTTTCTTTCTCCATCGGTAACGGCTTCCGCCATCAATTGTGATCCTAATACTACTACGTCACACCAGTTACTTTTCGGTTTTGGCTCTCCCATTGTGCAATCGGTGTTATTTGATGGCTGCATGCTTGATATTGAAAAAGATGACTATGGTTTTGTTTGGTCTTGTCTCTCAAATGAAAATGGGGACTATTGCAAGGGGCTCTACAAACCCCGTTTTTCACAAGGGGTATCCCCGAACTGGCCGATGTGCGACTTGTCCGGAGCATCTGCAGAGCGCTGCATTTATCCTTATTGCCCTGAGGGGGAAGAGTGCGTTCCCTTACCACCTTCACCGCCCAGTGATTCCCCTGTTGATGGGCTGAGCAGCTCGTTTAAGTCTGCGTTCAATCAGGTCTATAAAAACCAATCAGAGATGGCTTCGACTCTCAATCATGTCAGTGGTCAGGTGTCCCACTCTCAAGATATGGTTCAGCTCAATACGAAGTTTCACGCGGATCGTGTTCTTGAGAGTGTCACCGCAGTCAACAATCGTTTGGGTGGGCAAATGGAGTATCTTGAGGAAATCCGCATTGATGTTTGGGATACGCAACGGGAGGTAAGAAAAGCCAAGGATGAGCTTTACTCTCGTGTTGCGGCTGTTTCATACGATGTGCTTTATAGCGAGCTTAATGTCCTTCGGGCGATTGATGAACTTAAAGACTCACTCGGTGGGACTGTCGTTCCGCCTAACCCAGACCAACCCAATCCCACGCCACCCGATAGCAGCAGCCCCAATTATACAGGGGCGCTTAATACCATCTCTAAAAAGCTCAATACCTTAGAGACGATTTCACAGCAACTCGACACCATGAACACGGCGCTATCAGGGCGCTGTAGTAACCCTGAACGCTGTCAGTTTCCGATACGAGAGGCCGAGACCGAGTTAGAAACGGCTCAGCAGAATTTAAAGCAGATGATCAACGAGAAAATCACCCAGTCGGCTTTGCATCAGTTCAAAGGCTCGGCGGCGGTGCCTTCGTTTTGCTCCTATGTCGAGGCGTTTGGTTACAACCTCTGTTTTGACTTCTCCCTCTTTTCTGAAAACCTGCACATCATCCGCATGATAGTGCTCGCGATGGCGTACATTCTGGCCGCCATGCTCATTTTGTTTAGGTGATGCTTATGATGGACACCCTTTATGACTGGCTAATTGATGGCTTTACGTGGCTTGTGATCAAGCTCGGTATTATGTGGATTGAGAGCAAGATTTTTGTTATCCAATTCTTCTGGGAGATGTCCCAGAAAGTGATTGATATGTTTACCATCTATCCGCTTATCCAACAGGCTATCGATATGCTGCCTCCTCAATACAGCGGCTTTCTGTTCTTTTTAGGGTTAGACCAAGCGCTGGCTATCGTGCTTCAGGCTTTGATGACCCGTTTTGCCCTGCGAGCGTTAAACCTATGAGTATCTTTATTCATCACGGCGCGCCAGGCTCTTATAAAACGTCAGGGGCATTATGGCTTCGTCTGCTGCCGGCGATTAAGTCAGGCCGTCACATCATCACGAATGTGCGAGGCTTAAACCTTGAACGCATGGCTAAGTACTTAAAAATGGATGTCTCGGACATCAGTATCGAGTTTATTGATACAGACCATCCTGACGGTCGCTTAACGATGGCGCGTTTTTGGCACTGGGCGAGAAAGGACGCGTTTCTCTTTATCGATGAATGTGGTCGCATCTGGCCGCCGAGACTGACGGTCACCAATTTAAAGGCGCTCGACACGCCGCCGGATTTGGTCGCAGAGGATAGGCCGGAGAGCTTTGAGGTGGCTTTTGACATGCATCGTCACCACGGCTGGGATATCTGCCTAACCACGCCTAACATTGCCAAAGTGCACAACATGATAAGAGAGGCGGCGGAGATAGGGTATCGCCACTTTAACCGCGCCACCGTGGGGCTAGGGGCAAAGTTTACCCTGACCACCCATGATGCAGCCAACTCTGGACAGATGGACTCGCACGCGCTGACACGCCAAGTCAAAAAAATTCCAAGTCCGATTTTTAAGATGTACGCAAGCACCACGACAGGCAAAGCACGCGACACGATGGCCGGAACGGCGCTGTGGAAAGACAGAAAGATCCTTTTCTTGTTCGGCATGGTTTTTTTGATGTTCTCTTATTCGTTTTACGGCTTACACGACAATCCAATTTTTACAGGGGGAAATGATGCAACTATCGAGTCAGAGCAATCCGAGCCTCAGTCAAAGGCTACTGTTGGGAATGCTGTCGGGAGCAAGGCGGTTGCTCCTGCGTCTTTTGGTTTTTGTATTGGTCGGCTTTGTGTCCAAGATGGTTTTGTCACTGTTGGTGATGAGCGTTATCGCCTCGTAGACAATTTGGACATTCCTTATCGTGGTCTATGGGCGACAGGTCATCACATTTACAAGGATACGCTTACAGTGTTTTTTGAAACCGAGAGTGGCAGCGTCCCAACAGAGCTGTTTGCATCGAGCTACCGCTACAAGGTGCTACCGTTACCGGATTTCAATCACTTTGTGGTGTTCGATACCTTTGCAGCGCAAGCGCTGTGGGTAGAAGTGAAACGGGGTTTACCGATAAAAACAGAAAATGATAAAAAAGGACTAAATAGTATATTTTGATTTTTGATTTTTGATTTCAAATAATACAAATTTATTTACTTATTTAATTGTTTTGATCAATTATTTTTCTGTTAAACAAAGGGAGCATTATATGGTAAAGATAATATTTGTGTTTTTTATTTTCTTATCATCATTTTCATATGCAAATGATGATAAGTTATATCGGGCAGATTCTAGACCTCCTGATGAAATAAAGCAGTCAGGTGGTCTTATGCCAAGAGGACAGAGTGAGTACTTTGACCGAGGTACTCAAATGAATATCAACCTTTATGATCATGCAAGAGGAACTCAGACGGGATTTGTTAGGCACGATGATGGATATGTTTCCACCTCAATTAGTTTGAGAAGTGCCCACTTAGTGGGTCAAACTATATTGTCTGGTCATTCTACTTATTATATATATGTTATAGCCACTGCACCCAACATGTTTAACGTTAATGATGTATTAGGGGCATACAGTCCTCATCCAGATGAACAAGAAGTTTCTGCTTTAGGTGGGATTCCATACTCCCAAATATATGGATGGTATCGAGTTCATTTTGGGGTGCTTGATGAACAATTACATCGTAATAGGGGCTACAGAGATAGATATTACAGTAACTTAGATATTGCTCCAGCAGCAGATGGTTATGGATTGGCAGGTTTCCCTCCGGAGCATAGAGCTTGGAGGGAAGAGCCGTGGATTCATCATGCACCGCCGGGTTGTGGGAATGCTCCAAGATCATCGATGAGTAATACTTGCGATGAAAAAACCCAAAGTCTAGGTGTAAAATTCCTTGACGAATACCAATCTAAAGTTAAAAGACAAATATTTTCAGGCTATCAATCTGATATTGATACACATAATAGAATTAAGGATGAATTATGATTAAATTAAAATTTGGTGTTTTTTTTACAGTTTTACTATCTTCAGCATATGCACATGGAACACCTCAAAATATTACTGATTTGTGTGCAGAATACCACAACACACAAATATATACGCTAAATGATAAGATATTTTCGTATACAGAATCTCTAGCTGGAAAAAGAGAGATGGCTATCATTACTTTTAAGAATGGTGCAATTTTTCAAGTAGAAGTACCAGGTAGTCAACATATAGATTCACAAAAAAAAGCGATTGAAAGGATGAAGGATACCCTGAGGATTGCATATCTTACTGAAGCTAAAGTCGAAAAGTTATGTGTATGGAATAATAAAACGCCTCATGCGATTGCCGCAATTAGTATGGCAAATTAAGATATAAAAAAGCCCACCTCAGTGGGCTTTTTTGTGGTTCGATGATGAGAAGCAACCGTTTTGCCCAAACATGTATTACTGCAAGTATGATGTTTTTATTCCACATCCTTAGTGCGTATTATGTCGGCTTATGGTAAAAGTTGCCATAAAATCAGATGCTTATAAAACTCCCAATTTTGGGAGTTTTTATTATGGATCGAAGCGAAATGACAAAAAATTTTGTTTTTCGTGAATTCGAGTGCGGTTTGAGTGTAGAGGAAGCGGCAAAACTTTGTTTTAAATCCGTGACAGAGGTCAAACAATGGGACAAGGGCGAAAAGATACCGCCAGAGTGTAAAAGGCTAATGAGATGGCACAGAAGAAGAGAACTTTACCACGGGGACGAGTGGGACGGGTTCAGAATGGAGGGAGGGCGCTTAATATTCCCAACAGGTGACAGGGTAGCGCCGCAGCAACTACTCACAGCAATAGCAATACTACAGATTGAAGCGCCAAGCGATGCAATGACACGCTCAAAGCTAGTGAAATATGCTAGAGCAATGGCAAGAATTAAGGGGCTATAAGCCCCTTTTATAATACGGTTGACTTGATAACGACCCTAAGCTCCTTTTGTACATTCTTGGTTGACGTGGAGCGAAAGAGGCCACCAATTAAGGGGGTATCCTTGAGAACAGGAACACCGGATTCGACATTGCGCTTTTCATCGGAAATGAGACCACCGAGAACGATGGTTTGACCGGACTTTACCGCAACCGTGGTCATTAAAGTGCGCTTGTTGGTAATAATATCGGCTGCAATGGTCGAGTCAGTGACAGAACTAGACTCTTGGTTGATAACCAAAATCACATCGTCACCCATAACGTGCGGCGTCACTTCTAAGCTAACGCCTACATCCTTTCGCTCGATACGTTGAACACTTGTGCCGCCGTCAGTGGTCGAGTTGGACACCAAGAAAGGCACGTTCTGGCCAACAGTTATGTAACCGCGCTCCCTATCCATAATCAAGATATTAGGACGGCTCAACAAACGGGTATCACTTGACCCAGAGATAGCCTTGACCAAGGCGTTAAAATCGCCTGACTCGAATATAAACAAGTTATCTTTGAGCTTGGAGGCATTAACCAAATTGGTAACAAAGCCCGCTTTATCAAAGGCGGCTTGAAGGTTTACCCCTAGCTCGCTGTTATCGCCTAATTCAGTCTCAGTGATTACGGCCTCGATAAAAATTTGCCTTTGCGGCACATCAATAGCCGATAACAACACATCGAGTTTTTCTAACTGTTGAGCCGTACCGGACACAATCAGGGCATTGGTATTCGGGAGGATTTCAACCGAGTAATTATCCACCTGTTTATCCTTCACAAACTCGCTAGAAGTAGCCTTGAGCGTGGATTGAACCAAATCAGAGAGCTTTGAGTTTCGGATATAGTTGAAGCGGTAGAGCTTCACAATAGCAGGGGTGATCACCTCTTTTGCTTCGGGGGCTATCTTGATTACATAGGCGTTACCATCTTTGACCAGGTAGTAACCGTGAGCGCGCAGAACGGAATCAAAAAAGGCAGGGTACTCAGCCGGAACCAAATCAGGGGCGGTAAAGCTTACAGAACCGAGAACACCTTGACCCAAAACAACCTTAATCCCCGTTTGCTGCGAGTACCAAGAAGCAAACTCAGCAATAGGCGTGTCAGATGACTCGAAAGGGGCTGCGTGGGCAGGAAGGGAAAGCATCAAGATTAGGAGTAACTGACGCGCGGACTTGAGAATCGTGGATTGCTTGGCAGCGTCTCCGCTTGTCGGCTCCACGCCGTGTAATTTTTCAAAAAGACGAAAAATCACCCATCGCGGAGCAGGACTTACTACTTTTTCATTTTCTGATTTTTTAGCAGTGAATAGTTTCATTTTGAGCACCTGATTTAATGATGATTTCGCAGCGTGAAAGGGGTTCGATTTCAAAGCCCATAGATTGAAGCTCATAAGAAGTGAGGCGCTTTGCACCGTTAGACAGCTCAAAAGTGACAGGCGCATCAGGCAAGGCGGTATATCTGGAAATGGTAAAGCCGCCCAACAACTCAGATAACTTGCTGTCTGGCTGAGAACTTAGCATTTGATTTTGAGCCTGAACGAGTTGTATAAGCTCAGGCTCAGGCGATGTGAAATGCCAGAACGCAGCACCGAAGGCAGCGCCCACGGCGAACATGGCAACACGTGAGTATTTTCTGAATAAAATTTTAGTAATGCGCATGATGTTTCTCGCAGTGTAGGGGACTGTATAGCGGCCGTGAATGTACCAAGGAGGCAAAACTGAGTAAGTGCCGTGAGGATAGTGATTCTGGAAAATCTGCTTTGTGTCGTAAGAGCTATACAAATCAGTGCCCCAGAGCATCCACTTATCAACGGTGAGAGCGTTAATCGTATCGCCGTATTTGACTATGCCGATGTGAAGTTTTGGCATAGGGATTTTGAGCTGACCAAGCGTAAGAATCCAAACAATAGTAGATAGAAAAGGGATTTGCATCCGGTCTAATCGCTTGCAGTGAACAACGTGCTCAGCAAGACCCTCACGGGCTTGTTTATCGACCATTGAAATGTTCTGAACGATGAAAATGACATCCCATCCCAATTTGCGGATATGCAAAAATCTATCGAGTAAGGCTTGTCGGTTCTTATCGTTCCATGTGCGAGAGTTAAACCAAGTACCGCACTCATCAAGCACGATTAGACCGTCCTTAGACGTATCGTAAGACTTATTGGCATAGCCAAGTATCTCAATATCTTCGACCGTAGGCTTGTCAGGCAGACGATATAAACGGGTGTTCCGTTTATCACGGCCTATCATTTCCTTTAGGTTGATATTGAGATTAGTGGCAACTGGTACGCCTCTCATGAGAGCGTCACGAATGCGACTGACAGCAATCAAGGACTTTCCAGAGCCCAGTTTACCCGTTACAAAATAAACACTCGCCATAACGTTAACTCGACATTTTTGTGATTACGTAGAATTGCCATCCCCAAACCCAACGGATCACTTTTGCTGAAAAGATGGCCGCGACACATGGAATCGCATTGGAGGGAACAAACATCCCCCACGCATCGACCACGTAGGGCGGCGTAATCTCGGCAAGTCCTGCGGCGAGGGCATACATAGCAGAAGCCGCAGCCAAAGCTAAACCGATAACCATTGTTAAAACGGTTAAGTTAATGGCAACAGCACGAGTAAAACGCTCGCTAAACCATGACAGGATATTGGCCGCAAGCGTAGCCAAGAAAGCCGCAATAGCGGGTATTCTGAGTGCGCCAGTAATACCCGTGATTATGGGAAGTAAAAATACAGGCATAGCCATTTTTGATTATCTCCGTGAAAAATATGGAACGGTTCCGGCAACAGGAGTAACACCTGTAAATAATATTTCTGCCAAAGTGTAGAGCGTATAAATATAGAAAACGAAAGCGAGAATAGATTTCAATCTAGCGCTGTATTCGCAGCCAATACTAAAATCACCATAAGGGGTTTTTAATACATCAACATCACATTGAGAGGAATTAGGCAAAGCGCCGATTAAATCGGATTTCATGTCTTCTAAATAGGATTGAGTATCCTCAATTAAATTATTGTCTATGGTTTCTTTAAGAGTGGTTAAAAAGCCCTCTTCGGCATCAACTTGACTGGTTGTTACTACTGCTGACGTTTGTTTCAAAATAGACTCAACAGAAGAAGGAGTTAAACCGTTTTCGCCTTCACAGTTAAAGGGGTCAGTATTGGGGTCACAAAGTTTTAACTTGTCGGCAAGGCCATCAATAGCCGATACAACGCCATCACCAGAAGCATTGACAGCCGCAACTAATCTGTCTGTATTTCCGGTGATAGAGCCAGTGATTGACTTGTTGCCTTCCAATAATGACTTGGTTTGCGAATTAATAGCATTGATATTATTAGCGGCTATTTGTTGCTGAAGCTTTTTATTATTTTCGTATATCTGAGCATCTTGTTTCATCTGTTCAACAATGCTTTGTCCAATGGCCGTATTGGTGCTATTGAGCTGACGTAATGCGTCATTCATGGTTGAAAAGTTTTTATTCATATCGTTATGAATATCAGTATTCGATTTGTTTAAATCGTCGTTCAGATTCTTGATAGCATTAATAACGCCAGTGTCCGAAGTTTCCGTTTTGTCCGGTTCCTGTACATCGGGCTTTTCAACAGGTGAAGGAGGAACAGAAGGATTTACAGGACTTGGATTAAAGCCGCCAACAGGTGGCAAAGGATTAGTAGGGTCATTAGGTTGATGCGGCTTATCAAGGCAATCAGGCCAAGTAGGGCGACCAATCACGCATTGGTCGGAAGTTGTTAAGTCACATTTAGCATCAAGGGCTTGAGTTGATTCGTCGCAAGTATATGAAAAAATGCCGTTTTGCTCATAACAAGCATTGTATAAGTTAGCAACGTCCTCAAACATTGCAGAAGTGCCGCAATATTGAGGGGTGTCTGGCTTAGGTTTGCACATGCCTGTAGATAAATCAGGGGATGTGCCATCAGGACAATTATCAACAACATTGAGAGTGACGGAAGCGTTACCAGTAGATGAAAAGACTATACATTGATCATCAAGATATTTGTCAATGCGATAGGCAATGTGAGGGGTATTAATTGAGCTAATTGAAGCCTTTATAAAATTTCGGGTATCACGCTTGCAGGAACCGCCCCCGAGTATATCTAAATAAGCAGCCGCCGCAGCCTCAGGAGTGAGATAAGTTTTATCAGGCCAAAAAGGCAACTGATAGTAAGCAAATGAAGAAAATGAAATACTCAGCAATAGAGTTGTAGAAAATAAAGTTAGAACAGTGCGCATATTTTTAAACCATAAAAATCAAGGGGCAATTAAGCCCCTTGATATAGTCCCACAAGGGGCAACCATTAAAGTGGTTATTAGGTCGCCTTGTTGGCACCTTTTTTGACCACTTTGAGGCCGACAAAGCCGACAATCATTGCAGTACCCACACCCCACATCCAACCGACAACGGTGGAGGTAAATTCTCCAACCGCATCAAGGGCGGCTTGTGCTTCTTGTGGGATTGCCGCATTAGCGCCAGTTGCCGCAACTGCTGCTAAAGAGGCAACGATTAACGCTGCTTTAGTGCTTTTTTTCATGGTGTAATTCTCCATTACATGTATTTAATCAGAGGCGATTGCCTCGGTTGCTTTCTTGAACACTAACCATTTAAAGCCAACTGCATAGCCCATGATTAATGCGCCGAAAAAGGTTGGTAACAAAAACTGAAAATCTGTCATCTTTGTTGACCTGCTATTAAACCAAGACCAACTAAAACAGCTATAAAACCTGCAAATACAAGCCACCAAAGGGACTCTAATTGGGTCATTAGTTGTAAAAATTGCTCTTCGGTCATTTATGCCGCCTTATTTAACGTCTTTCACTTCGGGAAGTTTGAAGAGGTTAATATTTGTGCCCGATACCTGTTGGCCGTCACGAGTAAAAGAAAAATCTTTAGGTGACAGACAATAATCAATAGATTTACCGACAAGTGATTGGAAGAACTGGCCGTTATTAGACTCGCGCCAAAGTTCCTCAGATACTTTGACGGTAATAACTTGAGTCGGCTTTGAAACAAGCAAGTTAATAACACCACTGGTACGAATTTCGCCAGTTGTAGGGTTATTAAAAACCTTGGTTTGAATATCGTCTTTATCGGAAATTAAGCCTTGTGTAATCATTTTTTGTTTGTCCTTACAGTGGTTAGAAATCGGTTTAAAAAATATGGCGACAGTTAATGACACGAGTCCAAGGCCACCCAATTGGTGTCGGGGTCGGGCTGCGCCCAACCCCAACACCAATCGGGTGGCGGCGCATCCTCAAGATATATTTCATCGCCATACATAACGCAGGATTCAGCAGAAGCAACCTCGAACCAAAAAGCGGCTTCCTCTTGCATACGCTCATACTCTTCCGCGAGCATTGAGCGATACTCAAACTCCTCTTCTAGAGAGCTAAAAATCATGCGCGTTCCGGTCATCATGGTGCGAACGCCACGGATAAATTGTTTCTTAGTTGCAAAGCGCCAATCTTTAAAACGGGTAGGAATTAGACGGCCTTTGAAAAGGATGCCTTGAATGGCCGCGCTCATTTCATCGCCGTAACGGGTACGGAGAAAAAGACCATCTACGTTAATTTTTTTAGCGTAAGCAGTTTGCAGGGTTTGCTCTTTGCGTTTAACAAAGACGCCGCCCATCGCAATCAAGAAGCGCTTAAAATCGCCTTCATCGGCAGCGCGGCGAATGGTTTCTAGAACAAAGTGTTCATCTTTGCTGAATTGGTTTGAAGTTATCACCGCGTCATCCTCTTTGATTTCATCGCGTAAACGGCGCATCTCACGCCAGACGGAGACAGAGCAGCCGCCATAAAATTGGAATTGTCTAACACCATTTAAGCGATTGAACGAGACGACAGATTGAGCCGCTTCGGTGCCTGATTTGTTTGAATTTCGGTCAAAGTCGATGTGTTGACCGTCGATGTTTTTTGAAAGGTATTTAGCGACGTAACCAACCGCCGAACCTTTTTTGAAATCAATCTTCTCTGCCTTGAATCGGTATTTTTTTGCACCTGATTCGTTAGGACTATCACTGAGAGCGCAATCTCCAAGGATTCTTGTGACCACGCTTTCATGCTCGGGGAGCATGAAGAAGAGGAAGTGATTGTGCGGTGTACCGTCATGATGCGGTTCAACAATTCGTAGTCCATAGATTTTAATTTTGGCTTTGTCGAGCGCCTTACGAAAAGCATTAGTAACCCCCATCAAATGGTGATGCGCATCAATTGCACTAGGCTTGCCAGCTTCCAACCATTTCGGGTTAATGTCGTCACCCTTGAAAACGTGAAAACGGGAAGGGGCGGTCACGGTGTAAAACATCGCAACGTGACCGCTTTCTTTGCAAATATCCTCGAAAGCCTTGAGGCGAACGAACATTTCTGCACGTCTAATCGTAGGGTTTGAGAGGGATTTTGCGGCAAGCTCTTGGAGCGTAAACCACGTTTCAGGGTTATCCTCGACGTAGCAAACGGTATTAGATAAAACCTGCTCGGTTGCTGACTTTCTAGACTTCATCACCTCAAGGCCATGAGCAGAGCAATAGGGGTTTTCATTCTTACTAACAAGAAGAAGGTCACGCGCTACCGCTTCGACTTCGGCGAAATAGCGGCGGCGTAGCTGTCTACGTAACCAGTTCTCACACATAGCGCGAGAAGTAAGACACTCAAGCTCATTAGATTGGCGCTTTTGCTTGATAAGCTCAGGACGGAAAGAAAGGCCAAGTGATGCAAGCAGTTCACAGGCTTTTGTAAAACGCTCTTCGATTTCATCAAATTTTGAAAGCGTTTTAGAAAATGCCTTTGCTTTTGCTTTTGCAAGCTCAACACATTCATCGTCAGTGCGAGCGAAGCGGATGCCGTCACGACTTAGGCGGTCGTGAGCGTCTTTAATCATAGATAAGGCTGTTGTGTAGTCTCGACGCTCAAGAATATTTGTGAAAGCGCGCTGCATATGAGGCGCAAAATCACCGTGGCGGCGAATGTATTGTGCAACGTCCTGACAAGGAGCAAGGGACAAAGGACTAGAGTGGGATTCCGTTCTGTCTTGAGAGGGAATCAAATTGTCTAATGAATTAGAAATAACAGAAAGTTTGCGATTATGGGCAACTATCTCAGGACGGTAGGACTTATCATAATCCGCAACGGAAAGCGAAGGGTTCGGAGACTGGCGACCAGTCCAAAGTTTATGGTCAGGGTTAGCAATTGAAGTTACAGCAGGGAGAAAGTCAATGACTTCCCGTTTTCCCGTAGCTAAATCTATAACTTGTTGATATGCCATGTAACCGCCTTGAACAGTTGGGAGGCCAACCCCAAAGTTGTTTCAAGGACAAACAAAGGGGCGGCCAAATTCAAAATAACCAAATTTGGTTAGAGGTTAATAACCAATTTTGGTTAATGCAATACACCAGATTTGGTTATTTATGGGCTACTATAAGAAAAAAGGAGGGGTAAATATGTTTCAATGCGAGCTATTAAATGCGTACAAAAACGCTCAAAAGTACGTACAAGATAAGCAAATAGCTATGGATATGAACATTCCACAGCAAAGAATAAGTGATTTCAGAAAAGGACGGCGCTATCTAACTGATGAGCAAGCGATTTTTCTAGCTGAATCAGCAGGAATTGAGCCTGAAATTGCACTGTTAGGAATACACGCAGACCGCAACGAAAACCCACGTATAAAGGCGCTTTGGGAAAGCATCGCAAAAAAGCAAAACGGGCTAGGATTAAGAACAATATCAATGCTTTGCGGTGGTCTAGCGGTGTCAATCAGCCAGTTTAACGAGGCTGTTTCTTACTTCGCATTATGTATGTTATGTTAA